ATGCGCAGCTGGTATGCGATCCGCGCCCGTGCCGACGGCGCGGAAGTCTCGATCTATGACGAGATCGGCGCTTATGGCGTCACGGCGAAGGGCTTTCTCGACGCGCTCGGGGCGCAGCCCGCCGAGGCCCCGCTGACGGTGCGGCTGAACAGCCCCGGCGGCTCGGTCTTCGACGCGGTGGCGATCCACAACGCGCTGAGGCGTCATGCCGGCCCGGTCAGCGTCTGGATAGACGGCATCGCCGCCTCGGCCGCCTCCTATGTCGCCATGGCGGGTGACGAGCTGGTGATGCCGGAGAACGCCTTCCTGATGATCCACGACCCCTCGGGGCTCGTCTCGGGCACGGCGGTGGAGATGCGGGCCATGGCCGAGGCGCTCGACAGGATCAAGGGCAGCCTCGCTGCCGGCTATGCCGCGAAGTCCGGCCGCACCGAGGACGAGATCGCCGCGCTGATGACCAGGGAGACCTGGCTCGACGCCGCCGAGGCGGTCGCGCTCGGCTTCGCCGACCGGATCGCCGATCCGGTGCGGATCGCAGCCACCTTCGACATCGGGCGGTTCCGCAACGCGCCGCCGGCGCTCGTCGAGGCGATCGATGTCGGGGAAGTCGATGCCGACGGGGCAGGATCGGAGGCGGCGGAGACCGGGCAGGCCGCTGCGGTTCTGGAGGACGGGGGCGGGGACCTTGCTCAGAAAAGCACCGGGATCGTGACCGTGGAGGTTGCCGGGGATGCGACCGGGGACCCCGATCGCGCCACCACTTCCGCCGTTGCCGGACCGCCCGGGCCGCTCCGCCCGGCGCCGGACCCCGCGCCGGAATTCGCGGCGATCCGTGCCGAGCTCCGCACCGAGGCACTCGCGCATGCCGCCGCGGTCATCGACCTCTGTGCGCTCGCCGGCCTGCCGCTGCAGGCGCGCCGGTTCCTGGAGGTGGGCGCGAGCCTCGAAGAGGTGCGCGCCGCACTCCTTGGCCTTCGGGCCGACGCCACCCCCGAGATCACCGCGCTTCATCCGCAGCCGGGCCGTCCCGCCGCCGCCCGTCCCTGGGGCGAGGTGATCGCCCGCACCTTCAAGCGGAGAGGATAGAGACATGCGCACGCTCACCGAAGGCCGCCACGCCGGCGGCTTTCTCGTCTGGGAGGCCTCCCCCGACTACTGCCGCGAGACCGTCACCATCGGCGCCGGCACGCTCCAACCCGGAACCGTGCTCGGCAGGATCACCGTCGGCGGCAAGTACGCCGCCCACGATCCCGACGCGACCGACGGCACCGAGACCGCCGTCGCAGTGCTCTGGGGCAAGGCCGACGCCAGTGCCGGCGATGCGCCCGGCGTCGCGATCCTGCGCGGCCCCGCCATCGTCAACCGCCACGACCTTGTCTTCGCCGACGCGCCCGGCGAGGCCGCGATCGCGGCCGCCCATGCCGCGCTCGCGGCCGCGGGCATCATCGTCCGCTGAGATAGCAAGAAGCCACCCATGGCCACGATGGACATCTTCGAGGGCGACGCCTTCTCGATCATCGAGCTCACCCGCGCGCTCGAGAACATCCCCTTCAGGCCGGCGACGCTCTCGGCCTCCGGCCTCTTCTCCGACCGCGGCGTGCGCACCCGCACCGTGGTGATCGAGAGCCGCGACGGCACGCTGTCGCTGATCCCGTTCTCCGAGCGCGGCTCGGCCTACGAGAGCCAGATCCCCGAGCGGCGCGACCTGCGCGCCTTCGTCTGCCGCCAGTTCAAGAAGCAGGACGTGATCTGGGCCGCCGAGATCCAGGGCATCCGCGCCTTCGGCGCCGAGAGCGAGGCGGCCCAGGTGCAGGTCGAGGTCGCCCGGCGCCTGCGGCGGCTGCGCAGCGACGCCGAGGCGACCTTCGAGTACCATTTCTTGAACGGCATCCAGGGCCTCGTGAAGGACCCCAAGGACGGGGCGACGGTGGTGAACTACTTCACCGAGTTCGCCATCGCGCCGGCCGCGGAAGTCGACTTCGACCTCGACAACGCCTCACCCGCCTCGGGGGCGCTCAGGAAGCGCTGCCAGGCGCTGATCGAGAGCGTCGAGGAGAGCATGGGCGGGCTCTCGACCGGGGCGGTGCAGCTCAGGGCCGAGTGCGGCTCGGCCTTCTTCGCCGATCTCGTCGCCCACAAGGAGGTGCGCGAGACCTATCTCAACACCGCCGCCGCGAACGAGCTGCGCCGCCGGGTGGTCGACGAGTTCAGCTTCGGCGGCATCACCTTCCGGCGCTACGGCGGCAACGCGACGATCGGCGTGCCGACCGACAAGGCGTACTTCTATCCCGAGGGTATCGAGGGGCTCTTCGAGATCTGCCATGCCCCCGCCGACACCTTCGAGACGGTCAACACCCTCGGCCTGCCGCTCTACGCCCGTGCCATCCCCGACCGCGAGCGCGACGAATGGGTGCGGCTCGAGATCGAGTCGAACCCCCTGCCGATCTGCACCCGGCCGCAGGTGCTGCGCTCCGCGCGGCGGACCTGATGACCGCCTTCGCCACCGCGCTTGCCGCGCTCTTCGCCGATCCCAACCTCGCGCGCGATGCCACCTACCAGCCCGCGGAGGGCGAGCCCTTGCCCGTCCGCGTCATTCCGCGGCGCGGCGACGCGGTGACCGCGTTCGGCGAGACCCGGCTCCGGTCGGAGACCACGCGCTTCGATCTGGCCGTGAGCGAGGTGGCCGACCCGCGGCCGGGCGACCGGATCGTGCTCGGGGACGAGGCCTTCGTCGTCCAGGGCGAGCCGCTGTGCGACCGCGAGCGGCTGGTCTGGACGCTCGACACCCGGCCGGCATGAAGCTCCGGATCGACGTCAGCCCTGATCTCCTCGACCTGATGCGGGCGGAGATCGCCGCGGGCGAGCGCGCGGTCACCGCGGCGATGCGGAGCGCAGGTACTGGGCTGAAGCGCGCCTGGCGCGGCCAGATCGCCGGCGCGGGGCTCGGAACCCGGCTCGCCAACACCATCCGGTCCCGTGCGACCCTGCCCAGCATGTCGATCGAGACCGGCATGCCAGAGGTGCCGCGCTACGCGATCTACTCCGGCTGCGTGCTCGACCAGCTCTCCTGGCAGATGCAGCGGTCGGGACTGCTCACCGCCACCGCGCGGCTGGTCGCCCAGGGCGAGACGGTTGGGACCACCACGAGTGCCGGCACACCGTCGGCACTGGAGCTGAAGCGCTTCGGGCACTTCAACGGCGCGATCAGCCGCGACGGGGTTCCACTCGGCAACGTGGTCTCCGCCGAGATCGCCTATGCCAAAAATCTCGACCGGATCGAGACCATCCGCTCGGACGGCCGCATCGACGGCGCGGACCCCTCGATCGCCGCGCTCACCGGCCGGATCGAGGTCCGCTTCGCCGACCAGGCGCTGGTGACGCAGGCGATCGCCGGCGACCCCTGCGAGCTCGTCTTTGGCTGGGCGCTGCCCTCGGGCGAGAGCTTCACCTTCACCGTGCATGCCGTGCATCTGCCGCGGCCGCGCATCGAGATCGCCGGGCCCCAGGGCGTGCAGGCCGGCTTCGACTGGCAGGTCGCGCGGGACCCCGTGCTCGGGCGCATGTGCACCGCCACCCTCGTCAACGCCATCGAAGGCTACTGATCATGATCCGTCTCGATCTCGCCGCCGGGCCGCACTGGCTCGAGCTCGTCCCCGGGCTGCGCCTGCAGCTCCTCCCGGTCACCACCGCGATCATGGTCGCCGCGCGCAGCGACCCGGCCGTCGCGGATCTGCCCGCCGAGACCGCGCGCGAGGCGATGGCGCTCGCCATGGCCCGCGCCGTCGCCCGTCGGGTGGTGACGGACTGGGAAGGCGTGGGCGATGCAAGCGGCCGTCCGGTGAAGGTGACGCCGGAGGGGATCGACGCGCTCCTCGAGATCTGGCCGGTCTTCGAGGCGTTCCAGGCGCGCTGCCTCGCACCGCAGCTGATGTGGGAGGCGGAAAAAAACGCCTCCGCGCCCTCGCCGACTGGCACTTCGGCGGGGGCGCCGGCTACTGCGCGGCCTGTGAAGGCCCGTGCCCGGACTGCCCGGCGCGGGTGAACCGCCCGGAGACCGTCGACGGCTGGCAGGTCTGGGACCTCGTCCTGCGCCTCGGCGGCCAGCTGCGCCTCGCGCCGGGGCCCGGACCGGCGGCGGTGATCGGCTGGGACATGACCGCGGCCCTCGCGCTCGCCGATGCGCTCGGGATCGCGCCGCGCCTCGTCGCCGACGGCCTGCCGGAGATCGAGGCGGTGATGGTGCGCCGGCTCAACGAACGCATGGGAGCGGCCCGCGATGAGTGAGAAGCGCGTGTCCGTCCGCCTCGTCGCCGAGGGCGGGCGGGCGGTGAAGGCCGAGTTCCAGGGCATCGGCGAGGCCGGGGCCGCGAGCTTCCGGCGGATCGAGCGGCAGGTCGATCTCACCGGCACGCTGCTGCGCCGGCTGACCGGCATCCTCGGCACCGTGCTCGGCACCCGCCAGCTCGTCGCATACGCCGACAGCTGGAGCGATCTCGGGGCCCGCGTGGCCCTCGCCACCCGATCGCAGGAGGCCGGCGCCGCGGTGATCGACCGGCTCGCCGCGATCGCCCGGAGGACCTATTCGAGCCTCGAGCTGACGGTGGAGAGCTGGCTCGGCAATGCCAATGCGCTGCGCGAACTCGGGCTCTCGACCCGCGCCACGCTCGACTACACCGAGGCGCTCAACAACGCGCTGGTGGTCTCGGGCGCGCGGGCCGAGCGCGCGGCCGCGGTGCAGACCGCACTCACCCGGGGCGATGGCGCTGGGCAAGCTCTCGGGCGACAACCTCAACACCGTGATCCAGTCCGGCGGACGGGTGGCGGAGCTCCTCGCAGCCGAGCTCGGCACCACGGTCAACGCGCTGCGCGGGCTCGGCGCGGCGGGTGCGATCACCGGCGAGGTGATCCGGAGCGCGCTCACCGGCAACCTGGAGGGCCTGCGCGCCGAGGCGGATGCGATGCCGGCGACGATCGGCGACGCCTTCACGCTGATGGGCAATGCGGCGCTGCAGCTGGTGGGAAGCTGGGACCAGCTCACCGGTGCCTCGGCGGGTGTGGCCGGGGCGATCATCGCGGCGGCCGACAACCTCGACCGGCTCGCGGCCATCGGTCTCGCCTTCGGGGCCGTGATGGCCGGGCGCTGGGTGGCGGGGCTCGTCGCCGCCCGGCTCGCCACCGCGAGCCTCGCGGGCGCGCTCGTGCTCCTGCGCGGCGCGATCCTGCGCACCGGGATCGGCGCGCTGATCGTGGGCGCGGGCGAGCTGAACTTCCGCTTCGGGCAGCTCGTGCAGGGTGCGGGCGGCTTCGGCAATGCGCTCGCGCTGATGGGCGACGTCGCGAAGGCGGTCTGGGAAGGGATCAAGGTCTCGGCCTCCTCCTTCGTGGACAGCTTCCGCGCGCTCGGCGCGGATGTGGAAGCCATCTGGCTGCGGCTGATGGCCTTCCTCGCGCGCAAATGGGCCGAGTTCCTCGGCGGGATCGGCCCGACCTTCAACGCGGTCTCCGAGCGGATCGGTTCGGATGTGACGATCGACTGGTTCGGCGCCGCGGCGCAGGCCTCGATGCTGGAGCACGCGGCATCGAATGCCGGGACCATGGCCGGCCGCTTCCGGCAGCGCGCCGCCGACACGCTCGCCGGCGCCTTCGACGGCGTCGGGCCGGCGGTGCAGGCGCTGCGCGCGGCCATGGCGGGCGGCGGGGAAGCCGACACCGCGGCGCTCGACGAGGCCGCCGCGGCCGCGGGGAGTGTGACCGAGGCGCTCGACGCGGCGGGCGGTGCCGCAAGAGGGGCGGGTGCCGCCGGACGGGCGGCGGGAGACGAGACCGCGGCCGCCGCGGAGGAAGCCCTCACCGGCTGGCGGGCGGTCACCGCGGCGCTGGCCGACTATGCCGACAAGGCCCGGGAGATCGGCGGCGACATCGGCGCGGCCTCGTCGGCGCCTTCCGCGCGGTCGAGACCGCCATCGGGGAGTTCGTGAAGACCGGCAAGCTCGACTTCCGCGATCTCGCCACCTCGATGATCGCCGATCTGGCGCAGCTCGCCGCGCGGCGCTTCATCCTCGGCCCGCTTGCGAATGCGCTCTCGGGCGTGCTCGGCGGTGTGTTCGAGGGCACCGGCGCCAGCCTCTTCGCCAGCGTCCTGCACGCGGGCGGTCTCGTCGGCGCGCCGGCGCCGCAGCGCCCGGTACCTGCCTATGCCTTCGCCGGCGCGCCGCGGCTGCACTCCGGTGGCGTGGCGGGCCTCCGGCCCGACGGAGGCTGGGCGGGCCTCGCGCCCGACGAGGTGCCGGCGATCCTGCAGCGCGGCGAGCGGGTGCTGTCGCGGCGCGAGGCCCGGGCCTACGGCGGTGCGGCGAGCGCAGCCCCCACGGTCAACGTCACCATCATGGCGCGCGACGCCGAGAGCTTCCGCCAGTCGCGCACCCAGGTCGCGGCCGACATCGCCCGCGCGGTCGCGCTCGGCAGACGAGGGTTGTGATTTGGGATTTCTGATTGCGGATTGCCGATGTGGGGAAGGCGAACGACCCACCGGCATCTCCCCCAATCCGAAATCCCCAATCGGAAATCCAAGATCCCACATCACACATCAGCAATCGGATATCCCCCATGTCTTTCCACGAGGTCCGGTTTCCGGACGCGATCGGCCGCGGCGCGCGCGGCGGGCCGGAGCGGCGCACGCAGATCGTCGAGCTCGCGAGCGGCGCCGAGGAGAGGAACGCTGCTTGGGCGAACTCGCGCCGCCGCTACGACGTCAGCTACGGCATCCGCCGCGCCGACGATCTCGCCGCGGTCGTCGCCTTCTTCGAGGCGAGGGGCGGCCGCCGGCACGGCTTCCGCTTCCGGGACTGGGCGGACTACCGGTCCTGCCTGCCGTCGCAGGTGCCGGCCCCGCTCGACCAGGACCTCGGCAGCGGGGACGGGGTCACCACCGACTTTCCGCTGGTGAAGCGCTATGCCTCCGGCGCGCAGTCCTGGACACGGACGATCAGGAAGCCCGTCGCGGAGACGGTCCGCATCGCGCTCGACGGCAGCGAGCTGGCGCCGGAGGACGGCTGGTCGGTGGACGTCGCGACCGGGATCGTCACCTTCGCCGCGGCGCCGGAAGCCGGTGTCGCGATCACCGCGGGCTTCGAGTTCGACGTGCCCGTGCGCTTCGACAGCGACACGCTCGACGTGCCGCTCGATGTCGAGCAGCTCGGCTCGATCACCTCCTTGCCGCTCCTGGATATCCGGCGATGAACGAGGAACCCGGGTTCATCGCCGGCGCGCTGCGCGATCTCGCGGCCTCCACCGCGGCGATCCTCGCGGCCTGGGGTGCGCTCGGCGGGGCCACCAATGCGCTCACCACGAAGATGCGGCTGCGCGACGCGATCAGTCACATCCTGCTCGGCGGGCTGATCGCCGCCGGCATGGGCAGCCTCTCCATGGCGCTCGTCGCCCGCTGGCTCGCCCTGCCGGCGGAGGCCGTGGCCGCGAGCGGGGCGGCGGGCTCGGCCGCCTATCTCGTCGGCGTCTTCGGACCCGCGGCGATCGAGGTCACGCTCGCGCGGATCCGCGGCGCCCGGCCGGATACGGGACACGGCCCCGGGGAGGACCGCGATGCATGAGCTCCTGCGTCTCGCCCGGCAACTGCGCTGCACCACCGCCGATCCCTGCCGCGCCTTCCGTCACCGGCTGCGCATCGGCCTCGCCGGCGCCGCGCTGATTCTCGTCCTTTCCCTCCTCCACTCCCTCGCGAGGTGATCCATCCATGCGCACCACCGACCTTGGCCTTCTCGCGCTTCTCCGCCACGAGGGCGTCGTGCCCGCGCCCTATCGCGACGTGAAGGGCGTCTGGACCTTCGGCATCGGCCATACCCCAGCTGCCGGGGCTCCCGATCCGGCGACGATGCCGCGCGGCATGCCGGCCGATCCGGAGTCCGGCCTCCGCGAGGCGTTCCGGGTCTTCCGCGCCGATCTCCGCCGCTACGAAGCCGAGGTGCTGCGCGCGGTCACGGTCCCGCTCGAGCCGCACGAACTCGATGCGCTCGTCTCGTTCCACTACAACACCGGCGGCATCGCCCGCGCGGCGCTGACGCGGCATCTGAACGCCGGCGACCGGGCGGCGGCGGCCGAGGCCTTCATGGGCTGGCTGCGGCCCGCGTCGCTGCGCGCCCGCCGCGAGGCCGAGCGCGACCTCTTCCGGCAGGCAAGCTACCCGGAGGGTCCGATCCCGGTCTGGGCGGCGGATATACACGGTAGCGTCGACTTCTCCCGGCCGGTGCGGCGGCTGAGCGAGGCGGAGGCGCTGGCGCAGCTGCGGCCCGCGCTCGCAGCTTCTGCAGTGCCCTCGCTCGCGCCGGTGCCAGCAACCGCGCCGCGCCTGCCCTCCACCTCCGGCCCGGCCGCGGTCCCGGCACCTCCGGCGCCTCCGCAACCCGACCTCCTCGGCCGCCTCGTGGCGATGCTCGCCGTGGCGCGGGCGCGGCGGTGACCGGCACCGGCGGGAGAAAGCGATGAAGGTTCTGCCGCCCGGGCTGCAGGATCATCTCGACGAGGGCACGACGACGCTGGCCTGGTGTTGGCGCATCGCCCGCGCCGACGGCGTGGGCTTCGGCTTCGGCTTCACCGATCATGATCGTCCGCTCGCATTCGACGACACCGACTTCGAACCCGAAAGCGGCTTCACCGCCTCGGAGATCCGCTCGGGCACCGATCTCGCGGTCGATGCCCAGGACGCCGAGGGCGTGCTCTCCTCGGACCGGATCACCGAGACCGACATTCTCGACGGCCGCTGGGACAACGCCGCGGTCGAGGTGTGGCGGGTGAACTGGGCCGACCCGGGCCAGCGCGTGCTGATGCTCCGCGGCGCCATCGGCCAGATCCGCCGCGGGCGGCTCGCCTTCGTCGCCGAGATCCGCTCGCTCGCCCATCTGCTCGGCCAGACCGTCGGGCGGAGCTTCCAGGCCACCTGCGACGCCGCCCTCGGCGACGCCCGCTGCGGGGTGGACCTCGAGGATCCCGCGTTCCGGGGCGCCGGCGCCGTGCTCGGGCTCCTGCGCGACCGCGCCTACTCCGCCACCGGTCTCGGCGGCTTCGCGGGCGGCTGGTTCGCGCTCGGCACCTTGATGTGGACCTCCGGCGCCAATGCCGGACGCCGGGCCGAGCTGATTGGCCATGACGTCGCGGACGGGATCGCGCGCGTGACGCTGCTCGCGCCCCCGGTGCGTGCGATCGCCATGGGCGACACCTTCACGATCCGCGCCGGTTGCGACAAGCGCATCGCGACCTGCGCCGCGAAGTTCGCCAATGCCGCGAACTTCCGCGGCTTCCCCCACATCCCCGGCCAGGACGCGGTCATCCGCTACGCGACACGCGACGGCGGCCACGAGGGCGCGGTGCTGTGAAAGGACGAGGGATGAAGGATGAAGTGGAAGACCGGCGACAACCCCGCCCGTCACTTCATCCCTCATCCCTCATCCTTCATCCTCGCGACCCGGAACGGGTCCTGACGGTGGCCCGCGCCTGGCTCGGCACGCCCTACCATGACCAGGCGAGCCTCCGGGGCGTCGGCTGCGACTGCCTCGGGCTCGCCCGCGGCGTCTGGCGCGAGGTGGTCGGGCCCGAGCCCTTTATGCTCCCGCCCTACAGCCGCGACTGGGGCGAGACGGGAACGGTCGAGGTTCTGGCGGAAGGTGCGCGGCGGATGATGATCGAGATCGATCCCGGCGCGGCAGGACCCGGCGCGCTTGGGCTCTTCCGGATGGCCCCGAACGCCATCGCCAAGCATGTCGGCATCCTGACCGGCGCGGCACGATTCATCCATGCCTGCGAGCGGCTGGGGGGTGATCGAGGAGCCGCTGACGCAGGCATGGCGGCGGCGGGTGGCGTTCGGGTTCCTGTTTCCGGGGAGGAAGGAGACTTGGGAAGGCCAGCGCGGGCGAGTCGGATCATGCACTTGACTACGCTTATGCCGAAGACCGCCCCGGAGGACATTTGCTCGCGCGTACGGTCAAGGCCCGCCGACCGTCTGACGGAACCAAGGAAGCTTCAAGTTGCCGCCTCGGAGCCATATACCGCGACAGTATGCTTGTGGGAGGCTTTTGGACGAATGCCTGAAGCCGAGCCGTTCTTTGGCGTTTCGCCGACGCATGTGTTGATGGCAGCCATCGGCGCGTCGGTCTTTATCGCTTATCTGATGCCACGCATCGCCTTCCTGCGAGCGGCGTCCTCGTCGGCAATCCTGATGATCCTGGGGCTGGTGAGCTTCACCTTCATACCGGGGATGCCAGCCGCACTCGATCCGACGGTTTCGCCGCGCATCTGGGAGATCACCAGCGAGATCGCGGTGATCGTGGTCCTCTTCGCCACCGGGCTGCGGATCGATAATGTCAGCAGCTGGAGCCGATGGCGGCCGACCGTCCGCCTGCTGCTGATCGCCATGCCGCTGACGATCGCCGCGCTTGCGCTGCTGGGATGGGCGCTGGCGGGAATGACGATCGCCGGTGCAGTCATGCTGGGCGCGGTCCTTTCGCCCACCGATCCGGTGCTGGCCGGGGATGTACAGGTCGGGCCGCCGCTGGAAGGGCGCGAGCATCCTGTGCGCTTTACCCTGACAGCCGAGGCCGGGCTGAACGACGGCCTCGCGTTTCCCTTCGTCTATCTGGGGTTGATCATCGCGGCGCAGGGTGCCGATGCTTCGGCCTGGCTGGTCGAATGGGTCGCGCGCGACGTGTTCTACCGTATCACGGTGGGTGCGGCGCTCGGTGCGCTGGTAGGCTGGCTGCTGGGCCGGAGCCTGTTTTCCGCATGGGGCAGCATCGCGATAGACAAAAGCGGGCCCGGAGTCCTCGCTCTCGGGGCCGTGCTTCTGTGTTACGGCCTCGTGGAGCTTGCCGAAGGCTACGGCTTCATCGGCGCTTTCGCGGCAGGTCTCATGTGCCGCCGCGTGCAGGAAAGACACCATTTCCACAAGCGTCTGCACACATTCAGCGAGGCGGTGGAGCACGCGCTGACAGCCATCCTGCTCGTGATGCTGGGCAGCATCCTGCCGGCGCTCTGGCCCGTGCTCGACTGGCGACACACGCTGATCGGCTTTGGGCTTCTTCTCGTCATTCGGCCACTCGTCGGCTGGCTTTCCCTGCTGCGCACCGGCATGACGTCGGGCGACCGGCTGATCGTCGGTTTCTTCGGCGTGCGCGGCATCGGCTCGGTGTACTATGTCGGCTATGCGACCGGGCACATGGAATTCGTCAACGAGGACCAGCTCTGGGCGCTGGTGGCCTACACCATCTTCGCCTCAGCCCTCCTTCACGGCGCGACCAGCTTCCTGGTCGACCGCTTCGCATCGCCTGGGGCAGAGGGTGTGGTTCCCGATCACTAGCGGCAACTCAGGATTGCCCGCCTGGCCCGTGACCTTGAACAGCGCATATGTGAGCGCGCGTCCGGAACAGCACGCTTGTTCATGTTCGCCTGAACCTGACTGCCTCGCGCGTGGGGTCTGCCGCGAGGTCGTCGGGCCGGAGCCGTCTCCGATGTCGCCCTACAGCCGCGACCGGGGCGAGATCAGACCGTGTGAGGTGCTGGCCGGTGGTGCGCGATGGATGATGATCGACGTGGAGGCCGGCGCCGGCGCGCTCGTGCTGTTCCGCACGGTCCCGAAAGCCATCGCCAAGCATGTCGGGATCCTGACTGGCGCGGCGCGATTCATCCATACCTGTGAGCGGCTTGGGGGATCGAGGAGCCGCTGACGGCGGCATGGCGGCGAAGGGTCGTCTTCGCTTTCCGGTTTCCGGGGAGATGAGTGAGGGCCGGAGGCGGCAATGCCGGAAATTCTGGCCCGAAGCCGCCATCCGATGCTGCCAGGCGACTTCACTGGGCTTGAAGCAGCAATGATCGTTCTCACTCGACGGTGATGCGGACCAAGTGAACATCCGAGATCGATGGGCAACACTGTCGGTGGCTACTCAGATCCAGGCACTTTTCCGAGCAGATCGTTGTGGATCGCCGTCGCGGCTATGGCAGCTTGGCCCATCGCAATGGCGATCTGATCGAGCCCGTCCGTGAGGTCCCCGATGGCATAGACCCGATCGATGCTGGTTCGCTGCTTTGCGTCGACGACAACGCAACCGCCCTCCGCGATGCGAACGCCGAGCCTGGCAGCAAGATCTGTTCGCGGTGTTGTGCCCAAGGCGACATAGAGCGTGTCGAAGTGCCGGATCTCGCCATTCTCGAGCGCTACGATGACGTGTGACTCTGACAGCGACAAGCCGTTCATTAGAGCTTCCAGAACGCCTATGCCGTCCCTTGCGGCCGCCAGAGATCCGTCTGGCAGGATCAGCGTGACCGCCGAGGAATAGTCGCGAATGAAACGCGCCTCGGCAAAGGCATGCGCGCCACTCCCGAGAACGGCTATGCGCTTGCCGCGAACTTCATAGGCATCACAGACCGGGCAATAGCGGATCAGCCCCAGAGCAAGACCCCTATCGTGGTCTTCGATCGACAGGGGCGGCCGGAGATTGTAGACACCGGAGGCGAAGATGACACTGCGCGCGATCTCGACCCGGCGATCGGTCCTGACGCGGAACACATCGCCCTGCTTTTCGACCGCGACGACCGTCCCGGTTTCGATCACGGCGCCATAGAGCTCTGCGTGAGATCGCATTCGGTCGAGAAGTTCGCGCCCGGAAATACCGGCCGGAAAGGGTGCCACATTATGTGTCTTCGGGATCATCCGGGCCCGCCCTTCCCGTGCGTCAAAGACCGTGACGCTGCGCAGGAACCGGGCAAGATAAACTGCGGCAGTCAGTCCTGCGGGGCCGCCACCCACGACAATGCAGTCTTTCATGTCCGGTTATCCAATGAGACAGACTCCTAAAAGGGGGTTGTTCCCGACCAAACCTAGCAACGTTTCAAGATTGCCTGGAAGTAAGCGGGCAGAGAGCCCAGGCAGGATCGGGACTGGTATTACAGGACTGTGATCACATCCCCCAGAGCGAACCATAGCCGCGCTTTAGAAAGTGGTCAAATTGGGCTCCATGCGTCATGCGGCACAGCAGAGCCGTCGCGCGAAGCTAGCCGAGTGGATGAGACGAGAATGTCGGCCCGTAGCTGACCAGACTGCCCAAGCATACCTGGCAACGCCCGCCGATGTGACCTGCGTCCTTGCGGATCGTCCCACAACGCTGCCGCCGCACACCTTTGTCGGTGGTCTTCTCCAGCCCCCAGCTGGCCCGCGTCGGTGCGTCGCTGTCGGCGCTGCGCGAAGACGTCGTCACCGGCGAGGTAGACTTCTCGCGCCAGGGCCGCGCGCGGATCGCCGGCGTGGCGGTCGGAGTTCTGCGCCTCTACGCCCGGCCCTCCGATGGCCGGCTGCTCGGCGTCGAGATGTGCGCGCCCGCGGCCGAACACACATGGCGCACCTGCTGGCGCTGGCTGTCGAGCAGCAAATGAGCGTGCCGCAGATGCTCGCCATGCCCTTTTACCACCCGGTGCTTGAAGAGGGCCTCCGCAGCGCCCTGCGCGATCTGGCGCGCAGGTTGCCCGACACCGGCGGCTCAGATCTGTCGCAGTGCGGAGACATCGGCCATGACGCGCTCGAATGACCAACCTGATGTTTCGGTCTGCCCGCCGCTGGTGCGCGCCCGATCTCGCGGCATCTGTGGTAACTCCTCAGGATACTCCGAAGTTCTGGGGTCGGATCGTCGCCTTCGCCCCGCTGGCGGTTGCGACTGCTTTGCTGGCGCCGCTTTTGGGCCGCTTGCTTCCCTGAAAGCCACAGAACTGCGCTACAGGCCGGCTAAGTCAGCTCCCCGGAAATCGATCCGCGGCTCCCACGAGACATCCAGTCTTGCCATCGGCCAAAGACAGGCCGGATCGGTACGGCCACTGAGTGCGAAGGATCTTTGCACTTCACCACTTCATCCCTCATCCTTCGGATTTCCCTTCATGGCCACCCTCGTCCTCGGCGCCGCGGGCGCCGCCATCGGCGGCTCGATCGGCGGCGCGGTGCTCGGTGTCTCCGCCGCGACCATCGGCGGCTTCGTCGGCTCCGCGATCGGCTCGGTCGTCGACAGCTGCATCGTCTCCTCGCTCGCGCCCACCCAGCGCATCGAGGGGCCGCGGCTCGACAGCCTGCGCGTCACCTCCGCGACCGAGGGCGCGGTCATCCCGCGCGTCCATGGCCGCATGCGCATGGGCGGCACCGTGATCTGGGCGACGGACTTCCGCGAGCGCCGGCGCAGGCGGAGCCAGGGCGGCGGCAAGGGCGGCGGCGGGGGCGGGGCCACGACCACGGAGTATCTCTACGCGGCCTCGTTCGCGGTCGCCCTCTGCGGAGGCCCGATCACCGGGATCGGCCGGATCTGGGCCGACGGCAAGCCGATGAACCTCGCCGGCGTCACCTGGCGCTGGCATCCCGGCGACGAGGCGCAGGAGCCCGATCCCTTCGTCGCGGCGAGGATGGGGGCGGAGGCGACGCCGGCCTATCGCGGCACGGCCTATGTGGTCTTCGAGGATCTGGCTCTCGGCACCTACGGCAACCGCCTGCCGCAGCTGAGCTTCGAGGTGTTCCGCCCGCTCGCCGATCCCGACACCGCCGAGGGGTTGACGCAGGCGGTGACGCTGATCCCGGCCTCGGGCGAGTTCGCCTACGCGACGCGCGGCATCCGCCGGCGCTCGGGCGTCCGGACGACGGCGGAGAACCTCAACGCCCGCGCCGACAGCACCGACATGGTCGAGGCGCTCGACCGGCTGCAGGCGATGGCGCCGAAGGTCGCGAGCGTGAGCCTCGTCGCGGCCTGGTTCGGCGACGACCTGCGCGCGGGGGTCTGCCGGATCCGCCCCGGTGTCGAGGTCGTGGCGAAGACCACAAGCCCGCGGGACTGGTCGGTGAACGGGGTGGAGCGGGGCGACGCGCATCTGGTCAGCACCGACGCCGAGGGCCGGCCGGTCTACGGCGGCACGCCCGCCGACTTCGCGGTGATCCAGGCGATCCGCGAGCTGAAGGCCCGCGAGCTGCGGGTCACCTTCTATCCCTTCCTCCTGATGGACGTGCCCCCGGGCAATGCGCTGCCGGACCCGTACAGCGACGATGCAGCCGAACTGGGCCAGCCGGCCTTTCCCTGGCGGGGACGGATCACCTGCTCCCCGGCGGCGGGCCACGCGGGATCGGTCGATCGGACCACCGCGGCCGCGGCGCAGGTCGCGGCCTTCTTCGGCGCGGCGAGCCCGGGCCAGTTCGCGGTCGCCGGCGAGGTCGTAAGCTGCACCGGCCCCTCGGGTGACCGGGGGCTGCGGCGCATGATCCTGCACTATGCCCATCTCTGCAAGGCCGCGGGCGGGGTCGACGCCTTCCTGATCGGCTCGGAGATGCGCGGCCTGACCACGGTGCGCTCGGACACATCGAGCTATCCCGCCGTGCAGGCGTTCCGCGACCTCGCCGCCGATGTCCGGTCGATCCTCGGGCCATCGACGAAGCTCAGCTACGCCGCCGACTGGTCGGAATACTTCGGGCATCATCCGCAGGACGGAAGCGGGGACGTGTTCTTCCACCTCGACCCGCTCTGGGCGGACGGGAACATCGATTTCGTCGGCATCGACAACTACATGCCGCTCTCCGACTGGCGCGACGGGTTCGAGCATCTCGACGCCGCGGCGGGCTGGCCGGCGATCCACGACCGGGCCTACCTGCAGGCGAACATCGCGGGCGGCGAGGGCTTCGACAGGTTCTATGGCAGCGATGCCGACCGCGCCGCGCAGATCCGCACGCCGATCACCGACGGAGCTGTCGGCAAGCCCTGGGTCTTCCGCTTCAAGGATCTTCGGAGCTGGTGGTCGAACCCGCATCACGACCGCCCGGGCGGGGTCGAGAGCACGACGCCGACGGAATGGTTGCCGCAGTCGAAGCCGATCCGCTTCACCGAAGTCGGTTGCCCCGCAATCGACCGCGGCACCAACCAGACGAACGTCTTCTTCGACCCGAAGTCCTCGGAGAGCGCCCTGCCGCACTTCTCGCGTGGCTGGCGCGACGACGCGATCCAGCGGGCGTATCTGGAAGCCACGTATCTCTTCTGGAGCGAGGTCGCGCACAACCCGGTCTCCCCGGTCTACGGGAGTCGCATGGTCGATCTCGCCGAATGCGCCGCCTGTACCTGGGACGCGCGGCCCTATCCGTTCTTTCCCGACCTGACCGACGTCTGGTCCGACGGCGCGAACTGGCGGCTCGGGCACTGGCTGACCGGGCGGCTCGGCGCGGTGTCGCTCGCGGCGCTCGTTCGGCACCTCTGCCTGCGCGCGGGAATGCCGGAATCGCGCATCGACGTCACCGGTCTTCGCGGTGCAGTCGAGGGCTACGCCATCGGCGCGCTCGAATCCCCCCCGCGCCTCGATCACCACCCTCGCCCGGCACTTCGGCTTCGACGCCGTCGAGAGCGCCGGCGTGCTCCGGTTCATCATGCGCGGCCGCGCGCCGGTGGCGGTGGTCGGCTCCGCGGACATGGTCGCCTCCGGCGGCTAGGAAGGCGGGTCGGGTGGCGGGCCGGGCGGTGCTGCGGGCGAGCTTCTCGAGCTCACCCGGGCCCAGGAGACCGAGCTGCCGCACGCGCTGAAATGGACGCTCGCCCGCGCCGACGCCGATTGCGAGACCGCCCAGGTCGAGGCGCGGCGCATCACCGTCGACACGACCCGCATTGCCGCGTAGAGCTTCCCCGTGGCGGTCCCGCCCGAGGAGACCGAGCGGCGCTGCCGCCGCGCGCTGATGGAAGCCTGGACCGGCCGCGAGACCGCCGCCTTCCGCCTGCCCCCATCGCAGCTCGCGCTCGATACCGGCGACGTCGTGGCGCTCGACCACGACGGGCGGGAGCTCTCCTTCCGGATCGTCGCGATCGCGGATGCCGACGCGCGCGGGATCGAGGCCGTGCGCGAGGACCGGGAGGACCACGACCTGCCGCCGGGGATGCCGCGGCCGGCGACCCCCGCGCGGGCGGCGGTCTGGGGCACCCCGGAGGTCGTCCTACTCGACCTGCCGCAGCTCGCCGAGGACCAGCCTCAGCACCGTCCGCTCGTCGCGGCGCATGCGCTGCCCTGGCCCGGAGAGATGGCGGTCTGGCGCAGTCCCGGGACGGACGGCTTCGAGCTTCTCGCGAGCTTCGGCGCACCGGCGCGGATCGGGCGGCTGGTCACAGACCTCTCCGCCGGCCCCAGCTCGCGCTTCGACCTCGGCAACGCTCCGGTCGTCGAGCTCTTCTCCGGCACGCTCGGAAGCGTCACCGACCTCGCCCTCCTCGGGGGTGCGAACGTGCTCGCCGTCGAGAGCGCGCCGGGCGTCTGGGAGATCCCGCAGGCCGCTGGTGCCGAGCTGATCGCACCGAACCGCTACCGGCTCACCCGGCTCCTGCGCGGCCAGCGCGGTACGGACGCCGCCATGGGCGATCCGACCCCGGCGGGCGCGCGGGTGGTGGTGCTCGACGAGTGCCTCGCCTCCCTGCCGATCGCCGAGGCCGATCTCCGAATCCCGTGGAACTGGCGCATCGGCCCGGCGGCGCTGGCCTACAGCGACGAGACCTTTGTCGCGACGGGCTTCACGCCGGAAGGGGCGGGGCTCAGGCCCTTCGCGCCGGTGCATGTCGGGCAGCCCTGGCGCCGGCCGCGCACCCTCGGCGACCTGACCATCCGCTGGGTCCGCCGCTCGCGCGCCCGCGTGGCCGACAGCTGGACCGCACCGGAGGTGCCGCTGGCGGAAAAGCTGTAAGCCTTCGAGGTCGAGATCATGGATGGCACGGCCGTGAAGCGCACGCTCGCGACGACCACCACCAGCGTGCTCTACACCGCCGCCGACCAGATCGCCGACTTCGGCGGACGGCTCGGTCCCGGCGACACCCTCGACCTCCGCATCTTCCAGCTCTCCGCCCGCGTCGGACGCGGCACGCCGGCCGCGGTCACGCTGCGGTTCTGAAGCCGGGCTCCCGACGGCCGCGGCCTCCACTCCAGAACTCGCCGCTCGCCCCCATCAGCAATCATCAATCCGAAGTTCCACATGTCGACCACGCCCCATCTCCTGCTGCCATATCTCATGGCGGCACAAGCCCAGAAGCATGTCACCGTGAACGAGGCCCTGCGGCTGCTCGACGCCATGGGCCAGCTCGCCGTGCTCGACCGGACCCGGGCCGTGCCGCCGGCCAGTCCCACGGAAGGGGACCGTCACATCGTGGCAGCGGGCGGCAGCGGTGCATGGTCCGGCTGGGACGGCGAGATCGCCGCCTTCATCGACGGCGTGTGGATGCGGCTGCCGCCGCGTCCGGGCTGGTGCATCTGGGTCGCGGACGAAGCCGCGCTCGTGATCCGAACGGGCACAGACTGGGTCCGGCTCGACGCCGCCCTGGGGCTGATCGCGCGCGGCGCGACCACCCGGCTCGCCGCCGCGCCGATGGGTGGCGCGATCGACGCGGTGGTCGAGGAGCAGCTGCTCGAAGATCTGTCGGGCGCGTCGGTCGACTCGACGATCGAGATGCCCGACCGCGCTATCGTGCTCGGCGTGTCGACCCGCACGGTCACCGAGATCACCGGCGCCGCGTCCTACGACTGCGGCATCGCCGGCGAGCCCGCGAAGTTCGGCGGATCGCTCGGCGTCGCCGCCGGCAGCAGCAACTCGGGCGTCATCGGACCGCAGGCGTTCTATGCGCCGACCCCGGTCCGGCTCACGGCGAACGGGGGCGCCTTCGCTGGCGGTTCCGTGCGGATTGCCATCCACTACCTACGGCCGGGCGTGCCGCCGTCCTGA